GAGTCTTAAACGGAGCGACTCCGTATATTATATATATACTATAGATAACCTGTTCAAAGTACTAAAACCGAACAGATAGGTAATAATAACGCTCATTCTGAGCGTAAAATATATATATCCCCCCTATATAATATAACAGAAATTTTTAATGGGATAGTACAGTACAACACCGAGCCTCAGTTAATAACCTCTGGGTCAAAATCACACTCTCTCCTATGTCGTCTGTTGGTATCGGTGGCTAAGACTAAGGCTAATAGTGGTGATTAGACTAACTACTAAACATTATTTCAGGGGGTATAAAGTAAAAATGAAATACAAAAGACTAAAGGACTAAAGGCGTTTATTAAATTAAAAGATTAAAAGATAAAAGACAAAGGACTAAAGACAATTACCCAACACAAACTTTTCTCAGCCAATTCTCAGACTATTCTCAGGAAACTATCAGGCAAAATCCCGAGCCGAAGGCGAGGGGTTATCGAACAAATGTTCGAGGAATTGGTGTGATGTAGATAACAAAAAAACTTTAAGAAATATCCCAAATGGGCTTGTAATCCTTCAGGGAAAATGAGAGGATAATCCTGTAATCAAATGATTACCTGTATTAAATTAATACAGTAAATCCGAGAAAAGGAAAAACAAAAAATGGCAACAACAACAAAGGCACCAAAGGCAACAAAAGCAAGCGCAACAATCTCAAGTGTAGTTGTAGATGCTTATTCTAAATTAGTTAATTTAGAGGGTGAGCAAGGTTTTATCTCACTATGCGTAAAACGCCTAAAGGCAAACACCTCAAGCGTTAGAGATATCCAAGCCTCAATCGACAAGGCAGGGGGCACCGCACCTACCATCCGCAAAGCGCATGTCCAGTATTTCATAACCATGCAGGAGATATTGGATACTGTTGCAGGTGCAAAAACTCAGCCAATCTCAGAGTTGCTTAAAATGGCTCAGAGAGTACAAACCGCAAATGGCAAGGAGAAAGTTGCCGAGGTTTTAGCCGAGGTAAAAGACTATGCCGAGTTAGTGGCAGAAACCCCAACACTCGACCAAACCCGCACCCGCAAAAATGCCACCGCACCAAAGGCACCTGCAAGTGTCGAGACAATTTTTACCAAGACACTTTCAGACTTGAAAGCCTTGAAAGGTGTCGGGTCTTGGGAATTGATAAAGACCTCAGACCTGCAAACCCTTGCAACACTTTCAGAGTTGCTGAGAGTTATTGCAAAGAACTCAGCACCAGCAAAAACCAAGTAAGAAAAACCAAGATAGCCCCCGAGAAATCGGGGGTTATTTTTTTGCCCAAAACGACACGCCCGACCTCGGGGGGAAAAACAAAAACCCAACACAAACTTTCAGGGAGTGCGGGTAGCAAGCGCAAAGACCAACCAAAAAAATCCCAACACAAATTTTTGGCGGTTGGCGGTGCGTAAGAATTGATGGGCGGTGCGTGTAAATTGGGCGGTGCGTGTGCGGATAGGTGTATTAAATTAATACAGATTAAAACCCGAATATGCTTGACTTCTTTGGGGTGATAGAGTATTGTTATCTCATGAGGTTAATTACCGATTACAGAGTGTATTAAATTAATACACCTGCTGAACGAAAGGTTAGACATGAGTACAGTTGAGTTAATCAACTCACTTGATGAAGTTGTCGAACTAACTAAACAACTGCTTCATGATGAGATTGAACGCAACAAGCAAGAGCAAGCAAATCGTAATCGTCCAAACTACGATTATCTGAGAGCATTGGGGCTAATCTAATGACCCCTGATGATATTGCCCTTGACTTTATGACAGAGCAAGAGATAGCCGAGATTATGGCAACCGAGGACATATTCCAAGTGGATATGACTAATCTTGACGATTTACTTGAGGATGTTGCTTCGGACTCGGACTACGAATAGCAACTGGATAGCCCACGCTGGTGCGTGTGAGCATAGGTTCAATTCCTATGGTGGGCACGAGTGTATTAAATTAATACACTTAATTAACGAAAGGCAGTATATGTACATAGAGGTAAGCGATACGATAGCAATTATTATCGCATTGACTATCAGCACCACGCTGGTAATCACTACTGCGATTAAAAATGCTAAACTCATGAAGGCTTTGCGTGAGTTAAATGTCAAATAGAGAGGTTGATTTCGCCAACGATATCATCCTTGCATTAACTCGAGATGAGTTGGAGACGATACGGGAAGCGTTGCGACAATTCTCTATCAATAATAATCGACATGGGTTTGAGGCGAGAGCCAAGCATGCCGATACCTTGCGGGATAAGATTGTGAATATAATTCTTGATAGTGTCCAGCAAAGACTTGACAAGTCTAAGGAACTAGTGTAAATTAGTTCTTGTAATGAGATGAACCGCTTGTATTAAATTAATACAGCGAATAGCACGGAAAGGATAGGTTATGGACACTATTGATGAGGTAGCAGTCAAGTGTTGTATCGCTTGCAATACCGAGTTAGATAGTTCTGATGCGCTTTATACCCGAGATAATGACCCTGTCTGTCAAGATTGCATAAGGATATGCGAGTGTTGCGAGGATATTATCTCTATTGATGATGAGTATAATGATGTAGAGGGTAGACTATGGTGTCAAAGTTGTACCGAAAATGATGCTCATTGGTGCGACTTGGGCGACCACTACTTTACAGGTTATACTTATGGTACGGATGATTGTAGCGATGTCATGTGTGAGAGGTGTTATGAACGCAACACTTCTTATTGCGAGGATTGCGACGCTACTTATCTAAATGGTTGCGAATATAATCATGATGAGGAGGATGCTAGACTTATACATGATTATTCATATCGACCTGACCCTATATTTCATAGTTCCGAGGATGAGAATACAAGACTATACTTTGGTATAGAAGTTGAGACGGAAATCCGAGGTAGTGATTATAGTCAGCGTAGAGTATCTGCCGAGTATGCTGGTATCATATTGGAGAGTGAGAAGTTGGCATACTTAAAGCATGATGGCTCGCTTGAGTGTGGGTTTGAAATAGTGTCGCATCCTATGACCCATAACTATTTCATGAAGGAAGCCAGTACTTTATGGAATGTAATTACTAAACTCAAAACAGATTACAATATGATAGCGTGGGGTACTAAAACTTGCGGACTTCATATTCATATATCTCGTGCTGGGTTTAGTGGTGGTTCTCATCAGCATAGGTTCTTGCAGTTAGTCTATAATAACAAGGACTTTTATGAGGCTATGGCTGGTAGGTCATCTAGTCATTGGGCTAAGTTTGATGATGTTAATGACCCAGAAACTGGACGCAAGTCCTTTAAGCACAAGTTAGACCGAAATGGTTCAGATAGATATTCTGCTGTTAATACTAACAATAGAAATACGCTAGAAATGCGTATCTTTAGAGGTAGTCTTAACCATAACTATCTCAAAGCATGTATTGACCTAGCGCATGCCAGCGTTGAGTTCACTCGGGTGATGAGTGTGCCCGAGGTTCGTAATCACAAGTTAGACTGTATTAATTTAATACAGTATGTCCGAGACAGGGCTGAGTTATATCCTGCTCTCAACTCACGATTAGACAGATTGTCTGATGTGATATCTAGGATAGAGAGGAAAGAGCATGTGTCTGCTAGTAGTAAGTTCTCCGAATAGCACGCCACGCAAGAAGGACTTAGAGTGTGCTTCTTGCAACAATCCGCATGGCTTTGGCTATGCTGTAATTGCTGGTAATAAAATTATTACTGGCAAGGGTATGTCCTCTAAGAAAATTATCAAAGAGTTCTTAGAAGTGCGTAAGAAGTACCCAAAGAGTTATGCCATGTTTCATGCTAGGTTTGCTACGCATGGCGTAAAGAATGATGACAACTGCCATCCTTTCAAGGTTGGTGGTAGTGAACTGACATACCTTGCACACAATGGTGTGCTAAGTGTGGACATACCTGCCAATGATATGCGTAGTGATACTCGTATCTTTGCCGAGGATATCTTGCCTGCTATGGGTGGTATTACTGCACTAGATAATACTAACCTATATCGTATGATAGAAGGCTGGGCTAGTGGTAGCAAGATTGCAGTATTTACGCTAGACCCTAAGGCTGAGTATGACTGCTACATTATCAACGAGGACTTAGGTCATTGGGATAATGCTGGCAACTGGTGGTCTAATGATGGCTACAAGCAAAATGCATGGACTAACTTATTCAAGAAGGGCGACGAATACTATGACACACTAGACCCAATGGGTGATGATGGCTATGCTTGCATGATGTGTGGCACAGCAGTAAGTGATGATGATAATCCATATTATTGCTTCTCTTGTGGCTCATGCTTTGATTGCAGTATGATAGTCAATGACAGTTGCCTATGCTGGTCTCCTGAGATGGAGAAGTGGAGTTCCAGCCAACACAAACAATCGACGGGAGTATACAATGGACAATATGACTTTGGCTTCTAAAGAGGAAGTCAGAAAAATAATTATAGAGTTAATCTCTATCGCCAAAACCATTGACGAGAGAGATGACAATATAGTTGCACGAGCAAGACTACTATTGCAAGATTTGCAGTAGTGTATTAAATTAATACAGGAGGATAGCATGAAGTTAAAAGTACATCATCCTAGTGGGGATGTAATAGCAGAGGTATATGATTATGCTGCTGGCGCATTACTGATGAGTCTGTACGGAGATGGCTCTTATATTACTTATAAAGGGGCATCAGTATGGGAGGAAGGCACAGATGGCGAGGGTGCTGAAAGTTATGACACTACAAGTATGGTAATAGACTCTAGATTAATTAGCATGGGGGTGCAAGTTGACGGCTGAAGTGACTCGTGAGGAAATATTAAACAAATACATGGTTCAATCAACTGGTATAGCCACAACTGGCTGGACTAAGTATATTAGATTACATACTGGCGCAATCAATGGCGAGTATACTGGTAGGCTACATTGGGATTCTAATGATGGCTATACAATGTTTTGGGACAATGATAGAGCACCTAAGGAAGCATATCGTCCTGAGTTTGAATATATATTAGATTCGATTACGGAGGGTAGTAATGCAAATAACTGATGAAGTACTATGGGAAATAAAAATCAGGAAGTTAGATGTAGGCGATATGGGCGATGAAGAAATCAAAACCCTGCAATCAGAACTCACTAGTGCTGTACAAAGAGTACTTTGGGAGTATAGAATACATAACTAACTGTATTAAATTAATACATTAAGGAGGATAGCGTGAGAACAAGTAAAGAAGTTAGAGATGAACTTGATGATATCAAGCGCAACTACGGTAGAGATGATACTCAATATACGGAAGAAGTAGCGGGATGGGTTGAGGCTTTAGAGTGGGTGCTATCCGATTATAAAGGAGATGAGTATGAGTGAGCCAATGTATCTAATGGGTGATGATTATGCACTTGGTATTAATCAAACCTGTGATGACTGTGATGAAACAAAATGTATATGCTTCGAATCGGATAGGATGTGGGAGGATGATGTATGATAGGCAACTGTACTAATGATGCTAATCCTGATTGGTGGTTCCCTGAACTACCTCGTAATAGGATTAGTAGAGATAGGCTAGAAGTAATTACTAAACAGACCAAGTATGCGCTACAATTATGCTCCTCATGCCCAATTAAAAATGAGTGTTTGGCTGAGGGCATGAAGACTGAAGAGATGCGTGGGACTGTAATTGGTTGGGGTAATCTACCATTTGGAATATGGGGTGGTACTATGCCTTATGAAAGACTAGAGAAGGTTGGTATTACCCCTCGCACCAGTAGCGGTGAGGCGGTAAAGAAAGCCTTTGCACTCAAGAACCAAATGGGACAACTGTTAGGAAGGTAGAGCATGAGGAAAAGACTGATACTGTTATTAGTTATATTAATAACTTTATTACACCTTGTACCAACTAGCAATATAGAGAAAGAAACTAAACGTGAGTGGACTGTCGAGGATAGTAAAAACTATGCTAAGGATAGTTTAGTTGCGTGGCAACAACATCAATGGGAATGTTTGGATAAATTGTGGACCAAGGAATCTAACTGGAGACCTGAAGCCTACAATAAGGTTAAGGTGATGGGTAAAAATGCTGGTGGTATTCCGCAGATATTAGGACTTTCACCCGACACAAACCCACCATCGCAAATTGACCGAGGACTCGCTTATATCACCCATCGATACGGGACTCCATGCATGGCGTGGAAATTCTGGCAAAAGAATAGGTGGTACTAATGCCCAACTATGAATACAAATGTAGTAGTTGTGGCACATCAGAAGAACATTATAGAAATGTTGATGATAGGGATGATGTGCCTAATTGCCAATACTGTACAAAGCCAACAATACGAGTAATTAATGCAGTTCCGTTTAAATTAAAAGGGACTGGATTCTATTCAACAGGAGGATAAATGGACGAATCTAAAGAAGATATGGCACTTAGAGAGCAATTGATTGCTGATATTATGCATTCAATAAGTATTATCAACAGTAATATTGAGGAGTTGAAAAAAGATGCAAAAGAATTCTAACTGGGATATAGATTTACGTGATGGAGAAGCAGGTGAAAGTAAAATTGCTGACCTGTTGCGTATGGATACTATAGAAGTTAAAACAGATAGGCGTTGGATAGAGACAGGCAACTTATTTATCGAGGAGTCTTGTTTTTATCAAGGAAGTGGACAATGGGAACCATCAGGATTATCAGTAAGCAAGGCTACCCATTGGGCTTTCATAATCGAGGGTAATGTAATCATAGTTCCAAGAGACCATTTGATAAATGTGGTTAGGGACTACGGAAAACCTATTGAGAATAAACAACCACCTAATCAATCTAAAGGACACTTGATTACTCCAGCGCAGTTAATTAATTACGTTAGGGTAAAGAATGAGGAGTTCGATAGAGCAGGGGAAGCATACAAGAACTACATGGAACAGGAGTATCCGATTTGATTGAGAAGATTTTAATCATCTTCAAGCCTATCGTTGTTCCTCTCCTCATTATCATGTTCACCATCTACGGCTGGATTCTCGCTGTTGGTATCTTCAACTTTTTCTTCGATGTCTTTGTCTAACCAAGGACGGAAACCACCAACTCGATTAATTAATTTCTTTATAGCACGGTTGTGACGCATGCGAGCAGCGTCTTCGCTACCTAAACTCATCTCAGTAGCGATGGCGTTGTAGTCAAAAGACTCGGCGTACTTATAAAACAGTACAGTCCTATCCTCTGTATTGAGTTTATTGTACGCCTTGTCTATTTCAATCATCATCACCATCATATTACCACCCTCGGCAGGGGCAGGTGGCTTGCCTGGACCAGCAAGATTTAACTTATGAGCAACGCCTATCTCGCCACGAATTACTGCTGGCAATAAAGCCTCAATCATGGCGGCATCATAATAAAATACATCTGATGTTTCATAGCCAACTGACTTGGCTTTCCATTTCTGGCAATAATCTAATGCATCATTACGTAAAGAGCGATAGATTAAATTCTTAGCATCTTTTTCCCCAATAGATTCCCACTCATTTAATTTGTTAGGATGTTCCACAAACCATTGGTAGAGGGATTGTCTTATATCATCCAACTCTACCATGTCATACTTCTTGTGGTACTCAGTAGATACTGCTTGTACAATGTAGTCCCACTTCTTAATTTTTTCCCACTCCATCATTTCCAAACCTTTCCGTCAAATACAAATGAGCCATCCATATTGACTGGAACAAGGTGAGGTACAACTTTATTGCCATCAACATACAAGACTCCAAAGCCTTTATGCCATGTGAATAGTCCGCCACGAATATACTTAGCGAACTTAAAGTCCATTAAACAGCCGACTTCCATACCCCAAATCGTTCTAGGATTACCGCCAAAATATGACTGTGTGTAATGAGTCAAGCCCATACGGTGCGTGTGTCCACAGACTACGCTAAGTCCTGCACGTTTTGCTAGACCCAATGCGGTAGCACCAGAGGTGGGCTGCACGTTACCTTCATCACCATGCAGTAGCAACCAATTAGGTGCTAGTTCGTATGGCTTCTCATGATAGGTGATACCTAAGTTATCTAACTTCAAGAAATTCTTTAACTCAAGTTCGGGCAGACCAGCAAGCCCTGGTGCTCTCATTTTAATGGTGTTAAATAATCTATCTGTGTGATTACTGCGAATCATATGTTTAATCTTTAATGACTCAAGCACACGATAGGTTTCATCTCTATCGTTACCAATAGATTTTTCGTGTTCTAACTCGGTGCCTTTACTCCATTTTGAAATCGTCTGCATATCCATTTCATCTCCCACCGATACGACTTCATCAGGCTTGTAAGATTTAATGAAGCGAGACAATACAGAGACTGCCTTTTTATCGTGATAAGGTACTTGTAAATCTGACACACAGACTATGATTTTCATTTCTTTTTGGCTCGTCTCTTATTCTCTAGACCTACGTTCTTCTTTTTAGATAGAACTCTTAGGTTGGATATTTTATCGTTGCCTTTACGACCACCATTATCTTTATGGTCAACTTCTTGATTGCGTTTTAACTTCTTACCAGTAGCCTTCTTGTAATCAAGACGTGCCTTGTTGGTAGATGTAGTCTCAGTTGTTCCATCCTTTTTCTTACGCTTGATAACGTAGATTGGACGGCCACCGTTTTGTTTACTACCTTTATATGGTCCAAATATTTTCATCGGTCCCACTTTCCTCTCAGTACTAGCAACCCAATGATTGCGTAGTTTGCCATATCCTTGAAGGAGTCTTCAAAGGATTCGTGTTCAGGTGCCATATCCCTGATGCTGTCATATAAGTTATTTATACGTGCTAACTTATCATGCATACGAACCCTAAGTCCGTTGATTGCACCACCTGGCGCATCGGATATATTCTTTGGTCCGTAATCCTTATGTTTAGATAAGAGTAAGTCTAATAGTTCTTGGAAGGTCTGACCTACTTCATACTCAAAAGAGGTACTTCTATTACCAATATTAATGACTTGTTCTCTATCGTCTTCTTGGTTATATGGAAACCTTGCATTTCCAAGTGGGTTATAATCTGCCATGCTTCTTCACTCTCCATCTTCTTCATTGTGTTTGGTCTCTTCTTCTAATAGTTCATGCAAGTCTTTATCAAAACTATTCATATGTTCACGAACTATCATATCCTCGATAAAGTGTTTCACTTGTCCAGGATTCTTTTCGGCTGCATATAAAGTTGCATAGGTAGATTGGGTAATACTTTTGACTTCCTCTGGCTTATCAGCATATGCGTATATGCATCTTAGTAGAGAACCTATCATTAATGTATACCCATTAGGTAATATTAACTTAGGGTCAAATGCTTCTTCGCCTATGTCATCTAGCAAATGGTCTGTTGCTTCAAATATGTTATCAAATTGTTGACCGCACATTTTGCATTTAGGTATCTTATTAAATTTCATTTAGTCCCATTTTCCCTTTAATGTAATTTGCACCGTGCTTGACATAAGTTGAATTGACATCTTCTCCATCTTCCATTGATATGACAGTGACAGGTAACTCTCTAGATAGAGACGTTGCAAATTCTTTTCCTGGTTGGTCTCCGTCGGCAAAGACAAAGACTCTTTCGAAATCGGCAAGCAATCTGGTGTAATGCCTCTTCCAAGAGTTTGCTCCAGGAACTCCGATACAGGGAATTCCGACCATGCCAGAAAGGGTAAGTGTGTCAATTTCTCCTTCACATACTCCAATGAAATCCCCTGCTTTCTCTATGTCCAATACGTTATACATTTTGGTTTCTGCCCCTGTCATTCCCATGTACTTAGGTTCAATAGCAGGATGAAGAGCACGAAAACGAATATCGACAACACCAGTCTTGGTAATATACGGTATGGATAATCTTCCTCTGAATGCTTCATGTCCAACCTCAGGCTCCTCTACTACGCCTAATCGAGCCAGACGTGCTGCTTCCCTTGTTATTCCCCTGCTTACGAGGTAATCTTCCGCCAGAAAGATGTTTGCTGCGTACTTCGCCGTAGCCAAGTCCAGCAATTCCCTCTGCAAATGATTTTGCTTCACGAATATCAACCCTTTCTTGCTTTGCTATTATCTGTAAACTATTACCACTCATACCACAAGCAAAACAATTAAATATGTTTTCCTTAGTATTAAAACTTGCTGAACTGTGTGTGTCGTCATGGAACGGACACTTGATATTAACTTGTCCAGATGTTCTAGTAAAGTTGGCTCCGTAATGCTTGAGCACAGCCACTATATCTGGTAAATCATCAACTAAAGACATCACCTAACCTCAATACTAAATAAGAGTCTGCTATTGATTTCCCTCTGGCTTTGATGATGACCGCAGGAAGAACTGCCTCCCTTTTAATGCCTCTTGCTTTCGCATAATTTGTTGCTTCGACCTGAGCCTCTTTCGTCCAACCAGATAAGTCAATGCGACCTGATTGACCTGGGGCTTTGGCTTCGATAACGCCGATGGATGCGAAGAAATCTTGGCGGACAACAACGTCTCCCTCATCTCTTGCACCTGTTCTTGCAAGTCTCTCACTATCAAGTCCAATTCGTCTAAAATAGTCTCGTAAGTCGGTTTCAAATGTTGCTCCTCTAGCCTTGTGTGATTTTCTAGTTGTCATGAGTTCTCAGGTATATCCTCTACATACATGTATTCAGGATTAAATGCTAACCATGTCATTAGCGTACCCCCAGCATCCGCTCTACCGTATCTATTCTTGACTGACGCCACGCCCAAAGATGTGCCAACAGTACCAAGTGTACAAATAAGGGCGGGTAGTTGCGATACTTTACCTTGGATTGCAGAGCGAGGTTGACAAGGGTTCCCAGGAATTGCCTCAGACGTATGGTGTAATACAACAATCGCAGAGTTAGTTGCCCTTGCAAGATACTTCAACTCCTTCATAATTGCCCTCATTGAGGCAAACTCTTCACCACCATCTGTGGCTACATCCATTAAGTTATCTAGAACTATTAGAGTTGGTGGGCATCCCCATAACTCTTCAAACGCTTGAACTTCTTCATCAATATCTTGTAGGGTTGGGGATGATTCGAAGGACCAGATTATATGACTGCCTTTTTGTAAGACTGCTTTAGTCCATCCAACATCAGTATTAAGTTTATGCTCAACATCTGTTTGATTCTTACCAGATATCATTGACGCTAGGCGCATAGCCATAGTATGTGCATTGGTATCAGCGGAGATGTAAAGAGTCGGAACATTTGTTTTTAATGCTAGTGCTAGTGCAAGTGTTGATTTACCTGCACCTGGAGCACCAGCAAACATAGAAACTTCTGAACGCCGTATAATAATCTTGGACGCTTCGAATGACTTAAAACAAGAAGGCAGGGGTTCCCCCCCAATAGATGCTTTACCTACAGACCTAACTAGTGTACGCATTTATCAGCCCCTGCCTAATTGTTAAAACGGAAATTGTTCGTCGATTAATTTACTGGCTTGCATTGGTCGGCTCCCTGTGGCATTGGACAAACCCACATTGCGTATGGATTTCCCGTCTTGCTGGAGATTCCCGACTTGTACTTCCTCGCTCCGTGCTGGCACGTTGGTGCTGATGTAGCGGATGGAGCCGATGCCTGGGGCGGAGTTGAGGACTGCGGAGGCCTTGTGTTTGTAGTGGTAGTTGGCGTCGATAAAGGGGCGGAGTTACTCGCACCCACCACCAACTTACCAACTGAAGCAATTTGAGTCGAGTAATCCCCAATGCCCTCTAATAAAACACTTAATTCATCAGCAGTATTTGCCCTGATGTTAATCATATCTCCATTAGGAGTTTTATATGATACTTGTAACTTCCATTCTTCTGCCATTTATCCTTCTTTCTTTACAGAGAATTGACAATGAGCGGTTAATCCGCACATGTACTGACAAGAGTTTGTGTTGGGCAGAAATACACCCGCTTTCCTAGCCTTGTCAAAACCTTTAACTAGGAACTCCATCTTGTCGTACGTGTATTCCGACAAGTTAACCATCTCTACAATGTTACTTGCACGAGACATGTAGTAATTACCCCATATAGTTTGCTCATAGATTTCTTGACCGTAAGTAACTTCTAATCCTACTTTATAGAAACCAAGTTGCAACGTACTTGTAGGTGTGTTTTTTGATGTCTTTAAATCAACTATTACTAATTGACCATTAACATCAAAAATTCTATCGATAACCATCTTGATTGGAACATCAGCAACTACTGGCATAAGTTCCAACTCAATAGCAGGGCGTCCATCAGGCGTAATCCAAATCTTCCAATCAGGATTAGCCTTGCGCCAGTTAATATAATCCTCTACCCATATCGGTCCAGCAGTATGCCAAAACTTTACGTCTTCCTTATTGGGAGACATTTTGGTAACCTTACCGCCTATGCGAGCATTAGTTAAATCTATACCTTCAGATTCCTTAGCCCATGCTTGGTCCCACAGATATTGGCTCATAGGTTTTCCCTATCATATATCTCTGTTGCCAAATGGAATGCAGAACCACCAACTGACCAAACAGATGGTTCTTCTTTTTTCTCCAATAACCTACCTAGATAATACTGATATCCACAGGTTAGGTAAGTGCTGAAAGCACTATAGGAAATGTGCTCGGGTAATGTATATTCTTCGAGTTCTATTGACATGCGATAAGTGTATAGGATTGATTGAGGATATGTAAGTTGTTAAGTACTTACATGTATTGGTATCTATGTGTATACTTGAATATAATATATAATATATAAGACCCCGAAGGGGTCTATTAATATATATAATTAATTATATACTATAATAGGAGAACTATGTCAACTACTTTCTGGGCAGTATTTCTTGGTGTAATGGCAGCATATGTGGTGGTAACCTTATTTGAAGGTATTGTGGAAGAGATACACGCCAAGCGTATTAGTGGTTACCTAGAACATCTAGAGGACCAATCAGAAGACTTTTTGGATGAACTAAAAACTCGATAAAAACGACAAAAGACCCCCTTCCTGAGGTAAGTACCTCAAGTTGGGGGTTTTCGTGTCTCTAAAGGGCGTTTAAAGCCCGATTAGGGGTATTTAATTAGAACCTGCACCGTATTCTTTTTCAGTCTTATCTGCCCATTTAGCCAAAGGACCCGCAATAGAACCGATTAGGATAGCATACTCAGGGGCAAGGTCAGCAGCAAGTGCAAGACCCATAGTTACTGCTGATGCTAATACTGCCCGTAGGTAAGACTTAAATGCAGCCTTAGTCTTTGGGTCTTTTAACTTAGCGATTATGTTTTTCATTGTTTCTCCTATTTTTTTTAGGTACTGCACCCATCCAACTGAACCAGTTAGAATCGTCTTTAGCATACTCTGTCTTAATTGAAATATGTAAATGTTTATTATGTTGGTTGCTACCTTTGTAGGTGTGCTCCCCTTTTTCTTTGCTCCAAATTTTACCTTTAAATATTAGATACTTAACTCTAACATCATTTTGTAATTTAATATAAATATCTTTGCAGTCTACCCCATTGGCTGGGTCATCTGTTAAGTCAACTGCTAGTCCAGTATTGTGGTCTGAGTTAGGACTCTGCTTTAAATGAGCAGCAGATGGTAGCAGACCATCGCTTGCTTTCTTTCTCTTGGGCCAAATGGCTGTCGCTTGGCGCAATACAGCAATCGCAGCAGGTGTGGCTTTCTTGGCTACAGTTGTCATATTGACATCCATCCTTCGTACTCTGCATTTGGGTTATCCTTAAGCCATTGTTCTCTTAATTGATTCTGGTACTCCCAGTCAATATCATTGCTAACTATTTTTTCCTTATCCATACTTGCCATCCCTTGCGTAGTATTTCAATATCATCTTTATGTTTATTTAGCCAAGCATTTATTGCTGGCTTTGGATTCTTATCTGTACCATCTGGATGGTCCCACTCATAATCATCAAAGGCCATAACACCACCAGGCTTGAGTAAGTCCCAAGATAGGCCAGCATCTAAGGTTACTGATTCAGGTAGATGGTCACCATCAATGTAGATAAAATCATATTTAACTTCACGGTTATTCTTTAGCCAGTCCCCACTAAATGCTTTATGTGATTGAA